TTACAAACACGGAATCAAAATGACTTTTTCTGCTGAAACTTATCAAGCATTATCTGGCGGTGCACAGGCAAGTTTAATAGACGTTCAGTATTTATCGTCATTATACATTGATCGAAGCGATAGCAATCAGGCTTATACTTGCGTAACAGAGATGTTTGGTCCTCCAGGCGAACAGTTTCCAATTGGCAAATCTGCAAGTGAATTTAATCAAACTGCTAGTGCCGTAACAATATCAGGCATTCCTTTTATTAAAGTAGTAACTAAATCTCGTGGTGGGGTTAATTATGTAGCCAATGCCAACGACCCACTTCCACCTTGTCCAGCACCGAACTTTCCTGCTGAACCTGGCGCTCCAACATTAACTTTGCACACTTACTAACCCTTTATGATATAATACAGCTATGGCAATAGGAGATACATTAAACCAAAACCCTTTCGGAAAAGATTATGACGCCGAAGAAGAGGAGAGAAAGAAAGCAGAACTTGCGGCACAGAACGCAAGGATGGATTCTGAAACACTACCTGCCTTGGATTCTAATATAGTTTCACTAGTTCCTGGTATTAAAAACATTAGAAACCCTGGTGCGTTTGACCCAACAAACATAGAGCCAGTTGAACAAGTGGGTCCGCCCACTACAGTTGGAGAATCCATAAGCCAAACTTACAATGAGTCTGTTTTAGCTGATTTGATTAATAAAGGTTTTGGTCAAGAAGCGTTTCAATCTCAAGCACTTGACGGAACACCGACGTATTCAATTTACAATAAACGCTTTGGAACTTTGGGTTCTCAAGTCCCTTACTCAGAATCAAGTCCAGAGGCTAAAGCGCAAGCTATGAAGTTTATGCTAGGGACAGGTGGACAAGAGCGTCCTCTTCCAGAGACTCCTACATCTCCAGTTCGTACTCCTGAGCAAGTGCAAAGCATTTTAGACAAACAGCAAGCTGCACAAGCTGCTTCAAACCTTGAGGCAACCCAAGGTGTCGCCCCACCCGTCGAAACCCCTTTAGTAGGCGCACAGGAACAATCAACACAATCAGCAGGTATGACTATGAACCAACAAGCCATTGCCAATGCTTTAGCTGGAACAAACGCCCAGAGTCAAGAGGAAGGACAAGTAACAGCCACACCTCCACCTCAAACCTTATCTCAGTTTATGCGTTATGAGGATGCTCCAGAACAACGCACGGAGCAGTTCGTTGATGAGCAAGGTCGTCTGCGCTTTAGACCTACACAAGAAGCCTTACGGTTACAAGCACAAGGTGAAGTAACACAACCCCCTGTTGATGCCCTATCATCCTTTGAACAAGACAGCTTATCTAGACAACAAAGAATCGGAGGAACGGGAAGTTTCGAGGGTGACAGCGAAGCACGGGATGCCAGGGTTAGAGAAATGGACAGACGACCGGGCGAAAGCCAAGCCGATAGAGATACTCGTGTAGCACAAAGTAGAACTACTGGTGGACAAGCAGGGAGTCTGTCCTTTGACGACGCAAGGCGCAGAGCAGAGGGTGAACTGGCAGAGCGAGGAGTAAGAAATCCATCCGCATCTCAGGTCAATGCTTTAGCTAGATTAAAACAGGCCGAGGAGCCAGAACGCCTAGCAAAACTAGAAACTCAAAGAGCTTTAGATGAAGCTACACTTAGACAAACAAACACAAAGATGGGCTTTGAACCACGCTTAATTGATGTCGGTGGAGAAAGAGCTATGGAACTTTCGCCCGGTTACTTCCAGCGAATTGCCAAGGACAAACCAAACAAGACTGGCCTTCAAGCAACCCTAGATAGCTTGCAAGATGATTTAACGTCAGGTCGTTTAACACAAGAGCAACACGACATCGCTGTTGCGAATGCAACAAATATTTATATAGGTCTAAAGGAACCCAAGCAGAACGAGATAGATGTATCGAATAAGATTGCCAAACTTCAAAAGGAAGCGATGGGCACAACACCAGCTGATGGAAACGCTGAGGGAGATAAAAAATTAGACAAAGAAACGGCTCAGTCTATACTGAATGAAGCTGGCGGAGATAAAGAAGAAGCTAGACGTATAGCTAGAGAAAGAGGATTTGTTTTATAATGGCTGACATATTTGACACGCTTGACGCAAAGAAGGGCGATGTCTTTGATGACTTAACTGCCCAAAAAGACATTTTTGACACTATAGATGTTGACCCCAGCCTTGGTCAAATAGGCACGGGCCTTCTTGCTGAGATTGTATTAGGCGAGGGTGGCAAATACGCTGGTGCTACCGCTGGTGCTCTAGTTGGTGGACCAGTAGGTGCTGGCATAGGTTACCTTACTGGTGCTATAGGTGGAGGCATTACTGGCTCCATAGCCGCTCAACGTCAAGAAGGCAGAGATGATATATCGTGGGGTCGAGTAACTGCTGATACACTCCTCAACGTGCTTCCATTTGGCGCAGGTAAAGTAAGCAAGGGCGCGAAGTTATTACCTAGAGTTGCCAAGGCTACCCTTACTAGAGGAGCGCAGGGTGCTGGTATTTCTACTGCAGCAATGGCTATAGAGAAGGGAATCGAGGAGGGCGAGATGCTTACACTTGACGAACTAATCGCGGCGGCAGGGACGGGCGCAGGTCTAGGCATTGGTCTAGGTGCAGCAGGTGCGGCTCTTAACAAGTCCTACAGCAAGCTGTTGAACAAGAGCACAGATGAAATTGATTCCCTTTATAACAAGGGTGACGTGGATGCTGTCAGTGTTGTGGATGCTATCACTGGAGGTAACCCCGCTGGTCGAGTAAACCGAATGCTGAATAGTGTTAATCAATACATCCTGCCATCAAAGGTAATAGGCAACCGATCAGCCGAAGATGTCCGCAGGGCAGTGAATGAAATAGGGACAGCGAAGGAACTTGCCGGGCGAGCTAGAGAGCAACTGGATGGTGTCTATAAGAAACTAAACAAGGCTGACCAGGTTGCTGTTGATAAATATATGGTCGGTGAATCCAAGGTATTACCCGAGGCGGCAAGAGCCTCTCAGGATACTATCAATGAATCCAGAGAAATCATTGACGGATTTTCTAGTAAAATAATTGAGTTAAATAAAAAGGGAGTCCTGGACTTGGGGGACGAGGGCGATGCTCTTATTAAAACTATTGAGAAGAATCTAAACAAGGGAAGTTACCTTACTAAGGAATACAGATTCTACGAGGATGCTAACTACGTTCCCTCTCAGGAATCCAGAAACAATTTAGTTAATTCTTTTGCCAAGGCATTGAAGAAGGATGGTTCCAAAACCCCTCAAGAGGACGCTCTGAAGATAGTCAGAAAGCTAGATGATAGTCGTAAACTTATTGATAAAAGAGTAAGTGCGAAGAGGGGAATGAACGTCATTGCCGAAAACAACAGACTGTTCAAGCAACGAAAAGTTCTGGACAAGGAAATGAAAGAATACCTTGGTGAGTTCGACACCCCTGGTGAAAAGGTCTTCGGCACTATATCTAGGCTCGGAAGATTGGTCGCACAGCAGGAGGCCGCATTAAGAATTTCTGATAACCTTCAGAGGTCCGGCGCAGCTATACGGGCCAATCAAATACCAGCTGGTATGGACGGTCAATACACTCCTCTTGTAATCAACAACGAAGAAATCAAAAGAGCCTTGGTTCCAGGTGCGCCTAGGGAGAAGTTATATGTTCTGGATGAGGTCAATAAATCCATCGATCAACTCTATGCTACTGGAGTCCCACAGGATACTAACTTACTGGTTGAAAATGTTTTTACTAAAATACTTAGCTCTACTACTGGCTTGACCAAGTTCGTAAAGGTTCCGCTGGCACCAGCCGCTTACTCACCTCAGCTAGTAGGTAATGCCTTTATGATACTAGGCCAGGGAATGAACCCATTTCGTGGTGCTGGTAAAGGGTTGCGGGTAGCTGCTAACGAAGTCTTTGGCAAAGGATTAACCCTAAAAGACATACAGAGATACAAGAGCCTAGGTCTAGTTGACAAGGAGATATTCTCTAGCGATATCCGTAATGCCTTCAACAAGGGATACAGGCTTTTACCGGGAAAGCTGGGCAAGGGGGCTGACTTCGGGATGAAGAAACTTGGCAAATTTTATAGTGCCATTGATACAGCTAATCGCATTACCGTATTCGAGAACTACCAAAAGCAGTTAAGAACGCTGATTCCCAATCTTGAGCAAGACATTATCCGCAAGGGAATGAAGGAGGCTGACCTTAATAAGCTGACACCCAAGGCAAAAAAAGAACTAGCTCAAAGTAGGATTGACGAGCTTGCCGCGGAGTTAACTAATTCAACCTACCAGAACTACGATAGGATATCTCCTTCACTTCGATACCTGTCCAGGGTCGGTGTGCTTAACGAGTTCGTGTCCTTTAACCTTGAGTTAACTAGGACTACATTCAACCAAGCTAGGTTAGCCAAGTCTATGGTAGATGGCTCGTTTGCTAAGAGGATGAAGGATGAATACGGCGTGACCGTGAACCAACGTGCTGCCGCATTCGAGGGCTCAAAGAGAATCGTCGCTCTGTCGGGCGCACTCGGTGCCGCCACAGCAGGCATAGCCGCATTCAATAAGTTAAATGGTTTCGACGATGAGAAGGTTCGGGCCATTAAGGAAACTGCCGCTCCATCTTGGGATGAGAGTAGTGCACTCCTAGTAGAGGACCAGGGTGACGGCAAGATTGGCTTAATCAATATGGGCTACAGAATGCCAGCGGCTGAACTTACCTCGATGTTTCAGGCGGGAATGGGAACTGGTAGTTACTCCGATGCCGCTTCTGCTGTATTCCAATCCTTCACGGATAAGTTCTTCGGCTCGGGAACAATGAATGCCAAGAATATAATCAATACCTTGCAGGACTACAATCCAAACACTGGTCGCAAGATATCCACTAGCGTCAATAGGCTCGATAGGATTATTGACCAAGGAACCTTCTACGCCAAGCAGGGCTTCAACCCCGGATTCGTCAGTGACATAAAAAAGTGGGACGAAAGAACCTCAGGTGAAATGGGAGCTAGGTATCTGACTGGAGAAAGAAAGTTCAATACTACATATCTAGGTGGAGCATCGTATAGATTCAATCCAATCAATGACAACTTCAGGGGAATCCGAGCGGGTTACTCAGGCTCCCTCAGTCGTTCCAAGAGTCCAAGTGAAGCGGGTCAGGCATACGCTGAATACAACGAGAACTACCGTCAGAACGTAGCTGAAACAATCAAGCACGTTAATAACTTGAGGATACTGGAACAGACTGATGAGGATATATACAAGACGCTTCCTCAAAATTTCTCCAAGTTCTTAAAGGATATGGTTATGCAGGGTAAGGTTCCCGATATGCGTATATCTTCATCCATCTCTGGACCAAGGTTGAAAAGAATTGAAGGTTACGTAGAGAACTTCAAGAAGTTACCACGTGAACTTGGGTTCAAGATGCTTGAGCAGGAAGCCGCACTCGGTAAAATTAAGACGGCTGATGTCAATGACATCATAACCATAGTCAAGCTACAGCAGGGGCTATAAAAAAGCCCCATCCCCCGCAACCAATGAGGGGATGAGGCTAACTATGAACGAGGCGTAAAGAAGGTGGAACTACTAACAACCACCCGCCGGGATTACTCCTTGGGCTTGCCTCTTTCAATCATTATACATCACCGGATTCAAGGAACTCCTTGAGCTTTCGCTTCTCGTCCTACAATAGTTTTCGTTGCTCCTCCATTCTCTCTATCCTGTAGGATAGGGTCCTGGATTCGTGACGAATCATTTCTATTTGCGTTTGAATCCTTTCGATGTTTTCTTTAGGTATTGGCATAAAGTAAATATGTATTTGTTTTTAGAAATGAATACATTGACAATTAAATTGTCAACCGTTTATCGCTTTAGTATCAACGATCGTTGCGTCCTTGTTGTATAGGTATCCAGTCATTTTGTTGACTGTCTGGGTTCTATCGAAGTCAGTCTGCCAAGGCATCTTCCTGCTGTGAAACCTGAAGTCGTAGTCCTGCCTAATCAATTTAGAAATATTCCAAATATAAAGGTAACCCTCGAACTCGTTCACGTATATGAAGTCCTTCTTTACGGACTCCGCTAGTCCTACGTTGGTGTCCAGCTTTAACTCTTCAATGATCCAAGGATCGTAGGCCTTGCGCCTGGACTTGATTTCAAACAAGTAGTTTTCGTTCTCGTAATCAAAGGAACTGAACTGATCCTCAGCCTTGATTAGTTTACTGATGCCCGTGAAGGCTATCATTATCTGCTCCGCTACTTGTGCTTCTGTCATAGGTGCATTCCCTTCGCTCTCTTTGAATGCTTCCATCCGTTCTTATTTATACCCCAGCCGGTTATGTTTCCGATATTGTGGTATTCGCAGAGCTCTCTTCTGATAGCCTTACCTAGCTTCGAGGATTCCCTGATCTGGACTGACACCGAGCAATTGTATTTATCATTCAGTAATTCCATAAATGACTTAGGTGTGATGTTCATAATTTCTCTAAGATTTTTAGAGATACTTTGAAAATGTTTTGATGGTCTTCGATCTGCTCCTTTATTCGACATTATGTAAATCTCCCTAGGCAGTGATAGAATTTTAATAAACCACCAATGTCCCGCTGCCCTTCTCGGTTCTTGGCTATCTCGTAATACATTTTTGTATAAGGTCCTTTGTCATCAATTTCCTTGGAGGATTCAAAGTCCCCATCGGTTGGATACATTAGAAGCACGATGTCAGCATCGTTCTCAATGTCCCCGGAATCCTTGAGGTCATACAGCTTGAGCCTACCGTTCTTGGCTCCCTCTCGGTTCACCTGAGCGAGTAATATAACGGCTATATTTAAATCAATAGCCATCTGCTTTATCTTGTGAGAGATGTCGGCTATACCTTCAGCCTTACTCATCCTAGAAGAAAAGGGGATGAGTTGTAAGTAATCAATCACGAGTAACTTTACTCCGTATTTGTTAACGAACTGCCTGGTTTGACTACAAAGATCATCGGCACTCTTGACCGCGTGAGATGTATATATGGGTAACTCCGCGAGCTGATTAACAGTCTCGGTTACTCTAGCCATTTGCTTATCCGTGGCTACGTTGTCCTCCACGTTACGAATGTTGACTCCAGATATTACTTGGGTCAAACGCTTTGTCAGTTGCTTCTGTGGCATCTCCAGTGAGAAGATACCGCAGTGATGACCGTCCTTCTTGACTGCCTGTAGTGCAATGTATAGGGCCAGGGCGGACTTACCACAGGATGTGGGAGCAGCGATGGTCATAACCTCACCAGCGGCGATGCCTCGATTGCCTAAGTAATCATCGAACTTATTAGTATGAGTCTTTACTACGTCGGGTTCGTATTCGCCGGACTGCATCTTCTTTATATCCTCAAGTAATTCCTTGGCGGATTCGCCTATCTTTACTTTGGATTGGCTGGCCAGTGGTCTAGACAGCAGGGTGTTCTCCAGCTCGGAACGAATCTCGTCGTAGCTCCTTGTCTCGGACTCAACTTCTTCGACGGCCAGTCGGCACGAACGCATAAGCTCACGGAGCTTTGATTTTTCTGCCACTATATGCGCAAAGTATGAAGCCTGAGCGGGCGTAGAAGCCTTGTCCGTTATGGCAAGTAGCCCGGCTATCCCGCCGACCTCATCAACCCCCCTGAGGGTCTTCAGGTGCTCAAGAACGGACACGTCATTCAAGGGCTTGCCTTGAAGTGCTAGTGCTCCGATTGTTTCAAATAGTAATTGGCATCTCTGCAAATAAAAATCGCCCGACTGGACGATTTGAGTAACGGAATCGTAGACTGATGTATCCTCTTCGAGTAAGCAAGATGCAATTAATCCTTCCTCCGCCTCAGCATTATGTGGTTGCTGATGGACCAGTAGTTCCAATTCGTCTTGATTCATTCTCAACTGTGGACAAAAGAGAGCGAAGCAATTGACCCAAAGCGTTGTGCTTTATTCTTATTTCTTTAGGTAATTTCAGGGCATCAATCTCGTTGTGAATGTTGAGGGATACCTCTGCGGCTTCTATAATTTTTGTCATTTTTTGTTAGTATATTTGTGAAGTTAAGAACACTTGAACCCCCCGCCGGTTTGCGGAGAGCCAAGCATTCTAGCACAAGGACTTACTTCTTTTCTTCTCTTTCGAGCATCCCTATGGCTATCAATGAGTAGCCAATCAGGTCACGAAAAATGTCCTTGGATTGATCGCCTTTGGTGGTAACTTTTAGCGACCCATCTGAACAGAAAGCCTTAGCTCTCTGGAATTTGTCCTGCATACGGATGCAGATACCTGTAAGGGGGTGAACACCGAACTCAGTAGAAGCGTCAAAGTTAGCGAAGGGATTATCGCAAGTCTTGCCACCCGTGTAATCCGAGTTCTTGTTGGCGGTCATCGCCAGGATGGAATCAATTTCCTCCTGACGAAACTTATCCCACCAAACCTTATCGCATAAGGTGTCCAAGTTAGCCATCCTTAGAAGGGTGAGTCATCACTCGCTGGCACAGTTGCCGCAGCTGGAGCATTTGAAGTAGCTTTTGCTGGTGCGTCAGCGGGGTTAACTGCTAGTGACATAAAAGACAGACCGCTTTTAGCGACCTTCTTCCATCCTTTGAGGTAGTAGGTCTTACCCTCTACGTCAATCTTCCCGTTGTAATCAGGTTGATTGGGTTTTTCTTTACGGTCATTCACGAAGAATGTCCCGGTGTTGGTGTTATCGTATTCAGCCATAGTTATTATTGGTTGGTTAGAATTCAGTTGTTGTAACAACTGGTAGAGATTTGCTCTTGCCGTGAGTGTTTGTTGCATCCGCATCCTTGGTATCGTCGATAGCAAAGAGTCCATTGAGGGCATACTTACGAGCATAGGAACTAGCGGAGCCAGTAATCTGAGCATCGTCCATACCCTTCTTTACTTCAGCCTCACGAGCGAAGGCTGTTGTTAATGCGATAGGATCGGAGTGCGACTCGTGAACAGTCGCTGTTGCTTTAACGTATACTCTGCCACCGACCTCAACGATTTCATCGCTGACTGTTAGGAAGCAATTGTATTTATTCAATAAAGGCTTAACGGCCTCTAGTATATCTTCGGCGGACCTGTAGGAGTAACCACCGAACTTATTAGTCTGTCCCTTCGGAGCCTTTAGCTCGGACTGGATGGACTGCATTATCTTTACTGTATTATCTTTGGTCATAATAGTTTTTGGTTAGTTCACGATACAGTTTGCATCGTTCTTTTTCATTGGAGCAGGACTCAAGTTCTTTCTTGGTCGCTCCTAGAACTCTTAATTCAACAACCTGTTCGGCGGCTGTCAATGAATTTTTAAATTTTTTTGTAAGTTGTATAAGTCCAACGGGGTGAAGGACATCCAAGGTTTCTTGTTCGAGGTAAGCAGCCATAGCGTCGAGGACACCAGGCAAATGTTCCTTGTCACCCTTGCACATTCTCAGATAGAAGTTCTCCACCTTGCCAAGTAAGCTGTTTGCTTGTCTGGATATAACACCGCGAACCAACCCGGTCTGGTGGTCGTGGTCAAGAACCCAATCGTCTTTCTTTGAGGCCAGGATAGGACAGCACAGGGGCTTGTGCTTCTCCCTGAATTCTTTGATTTTATTTTGAGGAAGATACGTCATATTTTTTCATCCATTCTCTGATACTTTTTTCGGATAAGCCACCGAGT